ATGAAAAATCAAATTGCATTGCCTGCAAACCAGGCAAGAGAAAGCCGTATATCGTTATGGCTGAACCGTGAAAATTACATCTTTTCCGCTCTTATGGAAGAGAGAGTATCAAACCGTCAGGCTGTGCTTGTTTCTCAGGTACTTGCTTCCTTCAGCATTCTCAGCTGTTCCTTCTTTATTCATTGGCTTGCTGCCGTTGCTTGCCTGTGCTGGTTTACCTGTTCCGTTCTGCTTTGCAAGAAAGGAGGTTTGCGATGACCGATTACACGCCACAACCCGCAACGTTTCGCGTAGACAAATATCAGGCATACGAGGATGGTAAAGTTCTGTTTGAACAATACACTATTTTCATGTATGGAAGTGATAAATTATGTTGTACACGTCCGGAAATGGAGCAGCTCAGTGAATTGATTCAAACCGCATTGAATGATAGAAAGGAGGCAGATCATGGCAAATAACAAAGTAGAATTCGACAAATATATTCTTTATCGTTACTTCCAGGAATATCTTCCTGTCGATAAAGTAACAGATGATGTAATCTACAAAACTTCACAGCAGATCCAGGATGAACTGTCTGATATGGCAGAGATCAGTATTAACGATATCGCCGGGACAATGGTGGATTTGGGCTATGAGCTTGTCATTTCCCCCGATGGCCGTCCGGCGTGGATCATGCAGCGCAAATAACTGTATGCTTTTTTAATGATTGTAACCCATTTTTTCATTCAATAAAAAGGTGTGGCGTCGTGACGATGCTGCACCTTTTGTCTTTTTACTCATTTTCTATACCTGGTATCTTTGAGAAAAACAAAGATTTATGCTTTCTATCATACAGGATATTCCGGATTTTGTTCTCTCGTCACAACTTGATATTGTGATAGAGGCAGATAAACAGGTGACCTTTTCTCTTTATAAAGCGGGAAACGTTATTCTGCAAGAAACATATACTCCGGATTCAAATAACCAGATACATATTCTTGACCTGTTCTCATTGCTGGAGCCGTACTTGCTTGAAGCTCCATTATGCGATTTCTCATATACATGTAGTGCGTCCGAAGAAACTTCTGTCAGCAAGACATTCATAGTGCTGTTATCTCAATATCTGATACATGGTACTGCTACTGATTTTGTAACCAATTATTTTCTTACAGCCCTTGCCGGATGCGATAAGGTTACTTCGTTTGGTCGTTCCGAGGTATTATATCTGACTACAGGTCACTTGGCTACAGGAGGGACTACTATTGCGGTAATGGTAGAATGTGTCTTTGTTGATGACCAGAATAATGTATTAAAGACTACTCGTCCTTTGGGGATTGCAACCGATTACAGGATTAATTCGATAGATGCATCTCCTTCACGCTTTACCTTGTCAGGCTATAAGTTGCTTCGGTATACAGTTACGGCTGGTTCCAGAAGACAGGTTTATAGGGTTGATCATGATGAACCAGACTCAGTTGGTATTAGGTTTCGTAATTCATTTGGGTGTATGGAAACCTTTTATTTTATAGGCACAGACAAGATTGAACCTGAACTGACTCGCAGTGCTGCATACTTCAATGGTATTTACAAGACATATTATATCGATGAGCAGCGCAAACATACACTTTCTACCGGTTATATTCCTGAATCTATGTATATGCTGGTAGATGATGTAGCACGGTCGCAGGAAGTTTATCTTATAGACGGATCAGAAGATATTCCGATTACGATTATAGACAGCGATACACAGCGCGATACTTCAGATGATGGGCTGTTCTCGTTTTCCATTACTTATATTTTTTCTTCTCGTTGTCAGAATCGTTTGAAGCTGTTACCTGAGATTTTTGATGATTCCTTCGATGACACATACAATTAGAGCCTATGAACGTAATACATATCAAAGACGCTTTGAGGTTGCTCGAATCCGGGCAGCCCTGTAATCTGAAACTGTGGAAACTTAGCACAGGCGATATTCTGGAATATCGTGGTGCGGTGTGTGTCGGTTCGCACTGGCGACGGGGTATTCACCGTGTCCGTCTTCCGGCATCCGGAGTAATTCGGGCTTTCCGCGACATATCTCTTTTCGAAATAAACAACATGACAATTTATCTCTAATATGGACAAAATAATTCCACAATACGATGACAACTTCATGCCAGGTGAAATATTCAACATAGAGTTTTCCAACGTAGCCACTGAAATGGCTTCTGTTACGGATAGCAGCCTGGTATTTGATGAGGATGCGGATATTCAGACAACGCCTGTTCCAGGGCGGAACGGCATGGCTTATGTCAATTTCGGTTCTGATAATCAGCTTCCGTTTGAGATTATCAAAATGATTGGCGTTGATGAAGTGATGAGTCAGAACAAATTGTTCAATGTCATAACCTGTTACGGAGCCGGACTGAAGTATATGGATGTCGATACCAGACAGCCGACAACACATCCTGAAATTAAAAGCTGGATGCGACGCAATAGTCTTCCGGCGTTCCAGCTCGAGCAGGCCACAGATATGAAGTATTTCTTTTTCTGTGTGTCGGTCATTATTCTTTCTCAAGATGGGCAGAGGATTAATCGTCTGGTACATAAGGAGGCTTGCTACTGTCGTTTTGAAAAAGCCAGAAATGGCAAGATAAACCATGTGGTTTATGCCAATTTCCGTAATAATGCTTCACTCCGCCCGGAGGATTACGAAGTCATCCGTCTGCTTGATCCGCGCGACCCGATTGGTGAATTGATGGTTTTAATGGGGCGTGAACCGGGGCGTGATGGCAAGGTTAAAGTAAGAACCAGTGAACGTAAGTTTGCCATTCTTGTACGGTTCCCGACACCTGGCTTCCAGTATTATCCGATACCGTATTATACCAGTATTTTCCGGGGCGACTGGTACGATATCAAGCGGTTGATTGGTAAAGGTAAGAAAGCAAAGCTCCGTAACCATGCCAGCGTAAAATATCAGGTCGAGGTTCACAAGGATTACTGGAGTAATATCTGTGCAGAAGATCATATCACCGATCCGCTGAAGAAGATGGAACGAATCAAAAAGGAGAAGGAAAACATCAAGAATTTTGTTTCTGGCATTGAAAATAGCGGCAAGGTTTGGATTACCGGCTACTACATTGATCCGAATGGCCGGGAGGTCCGGATGGTACGCATCAATGTGGTGGAGACCGGCAAGGAGGGTGGTGATTGGAGCGAAGACATTCAGGAAGCCAGTAACATTACTTGCTATGGCGATAACATTCATCCTAATCTGGTAGGTGCTACTCCGGGTAAAGGACAGAGCAACAACTCAGGTTCAGACAAGCGCGAGCTGTTCACGCTCAAACAGGCACTGGAGATACCTTTTCATGATCTGATGAACATACCGCATAATATCGTTATCGAGTACAACGGTTGGAGTGAGAAAGTTTATCCGGATGTTCCCATGGTATTGCTCACTACCCTTGATCAGAACACCGATGCGAAGCAGAAGACAGCTTCGGATCTTGAAAGCAAATCATAAAACGAATCAATATGGCTATTACATTTTCACAAGAGATTTTCGAGAAAATATGTTCCTCTGCCACCCACTCTACGGCAGAGGTATATGACATGATTGCTCCACATCTGGATGACACTCTTCAGAGCATTAACCATGTGCTGTTGGGTGATATGGCAGATAAATTGGGGACCGTTCCAGGGCTCGAACAGGCAGTTACCAAACTGGTTTGTCTGCGTACCTATCAGGAGCAGATTCCGCAGCTCGATCTGGTATTGACTCCGACTGGCTTCGGTGTGGTGTCTAATCAGAATCTGGCTCCGGCTTCGGCCGACAGAGTCAAGAACCTGCTGCAACAAGTTACCAATGCTTATGAAGATACCTACGACCGGTGCTTGGAGCTGCTGGTCGGTACCGAATGGGCAGATACGCCACAGGCTCGTATCAATATTCCCAACCTGATATATACCGCCCGACAGCTGAAGATGTATGTTGAATTTCCTTCTTCAGACGTACATCGTTCCAAACTGAATGAGTTTCGCACGAGAATGTATCAGGCAGAAGAAAAGATCCGGCAGCACGTATCGTCTGAGTTTTTCGATCATATCCTCGAACAGGCTCGGCACAATGCTTTCACAAAAGAAGAAACCACCATGGCAGACTACATGTGCAAGTTTATAGGTTTTTGTATTATGGGGCACTGGCCGGCTGCAAAGAGCATGCTGGAGCGCATCGAGAATTATGCGGAATCCAAGGTAGAGGTATTTACCAGTTATAAGGACTCCGAGGCATACAAAGTCAAACATTTCCAGACTTACCAGAATGAAAAAGAAGATTCCGTGTACTTTTGGGGGTAGGATTCTTGATTTCCGTTTTCCCACTTCCTGGAAGGAACTTAACCAGGAACAGCTTCGGTATGTGTTCCTGGTCATTACGCTGTTTCCACCGGTCAAGGCAAAGACCTATGTCTTTATGCGATTTACTGGAATACGTGTTCGCAAGCGGAATAAAGAAGGTTGGCTGTGCTCTTTCCGTTTGAACTGGCACAAGAAATTGAGGTTCATTCTTCAGGGCTGGCAGATCCGTAGCTTTCTCCGGCAGATTGATTTTATTTCCGAGCCCAATGCTTATCCCGTCAGATTGGACAAGATTGGCGGCCGGTATGCTATTGATTCAATGCTGCATGGCCTGAACTTCGAAGATTACCTTTGTTGTGAGAATTACTACCAGGGCTACTTGTATTCGCAGAACATTTCCCAGCTTAAATCCCTGTATACTTATCTCTATAAGAAAAAGCCAGGCATGAAAGGTTCGTTGCAGGCAGCCTTTTCCCGGATCAAAGAATACGAACTGGTTTCGGTATTTCTTTGGTGGGCTAGTGTTAAACTGTATTTTGCGTCCCAGTTTCCTCATTTTTTTCAGCCGTTTCAACGGTCAGTTGGTGCTGATCAGCCAGAACTACCCAACCTGATGGGTGCGATGAACGCCCAGATTAGGGCACTGACAGGTGGTGATGTTACAAAAGAAAAGGAGGTCTTGCAAATGGACTGCTGGCGGGCTTTGACAGAGCTGGATGCCAAAGCACACGATATTCAAATTCTAAAATCAAAGCAAAATGGACACAAGTAAATTCTTTGACGGCCATACCTATTTCAAGGAGCTGACCGAGAAAAACAAGCTGGCCAAGGCTAACGCCTTTTTCCCATGTTCCTGTAGCGGTATTAATTCACTCCAGGACGTGCTTGACAAGTTCCGCCGTCAGTCCGCTTTCGTCTGCATCGACGATACCAACGATGCAGCTACCGAACAGATCGGGGGCGGCTGGTTCAAGAAGCGTACCTTCACAGTGTTTCTCTTGATACGTTACCGTTACGATGACATGAGTGATCGTGCGGTAAAGCTGGATATCTGTCGGCAACTTTTCCGGCAGTTCCATTCTCGTATGATCCGTGACAAATACATATACGAAGATCTGGACTTATCCTTCCTGAATGTATCCAGGATCTACACCCGTGAACTGGGTGAGTATTTTATATCCGGTTGTACCGGCTTGTACTTCATGGTCGAGCTGACTGAACCGACTGATCTGTGTTATAAGGAGGACGAATGGGATGGCTAAGACAGACAATAACAGACCGGCAGCAACTGACGAAGATCGTAAGAAATATCAGGAAGCCTGGGCGGAAATGATGGTGACAATCTGGCGTGAGAAAATCGAACGGCTGCACGTCATCAATACCTACTCATTGCATCAGCAAATTCGGGATAACGTGATATCATCTACTGACTCTGTATCTACTATCCAGCACAAGTTCCTCGAGTATGGTATCTACCAGGACATGGGTGTTGGCAACGGGTATACTAAGGGTAATGGCGGTGACTTGCAGATTTTAAACCCTATATATCGAGAGGAACACGGGCTTAACGTTCCTCGGAAAGTAGGCCCTAAGCCTGGTGGATATTATACATCTGGTAATCCCCGTAAACCTCGTGAATGGTTCTCACGTCCCTATTTTGCGTCAATCATGGTGCTGAAAGAACAGATGGCGTACATGTACGGAGAAGAGTTCTGTGGTTTGCTGGTAGATAAAATCGAAGAAGCAAACCATAAACGCAGCACGACACTCAAGTCACGTTTGTATGGGACTCATAAACGTAAATAAACTTATGTCTTTTTGTAGTATAACTCGGTAAGTTTACTTCGTAAAAAACTCAAGATTATGGCAACAAAAACATTCGAAGAACTAAAACAACTGGCAATACAGATTCGTGATGAGAAAACGAACAAACAGAATACTGCTACACGTATCGGTACACAAATGCTTGAGCATCTTGATAAGCTCGAACAGGACTACTATGATAAAACAACTACTAATGAAAAATTTACTGAGTTAGACAAAAAAACAATTAATAATAAGATTTCTATTGACTCCTCTTTGCCCCTTAATAGTAGATTTATTGAATTTGAAATTGGAGATACTAATGGTGGTATAGCTGGAGAAGACAATAATGATAATGCCCCCAAAAGATTTAGAAGTATTAATGTTATTTCTATAGCTTCCCAGCCCACTGCATCTATTATTCGTTCTGGTTTTACTCCAAGTGTAATCTTTAGATTTCACAAGGAAGATGGGACATATATTGGCACTGAATATACAGATGAAGCAAAAAAAATGAGAATTATTCTTGCTGATGTAAATGGCAACAATAATGTTGATTTAAGGAACTTACAAGAATGTATTCTAACCTATAACAGTGCTCAATATAGATGTACAAAATTTAAAGAAGTATTGGATAAAGAAAACGTAGATAAAAATATTTATGAATCAACTCTAGCAATAGACAATTCTGTCGCATTAAGACCTAGTAATTATACTGGGTTTATTGATTTTGTAGTAAATTCTACATTTGTCAAAGTTACTTTAAAAGCTAGTTATATTTTAGGACGGAAATTTAATCACCAATTACCTGCTTCAGATTTATCCTCGTCCATAGCAAGCGACGGAGATTATTGTGTAGTTTTTAGACTTAAAGATAATTCTTTACATATTGTAAAATATGATGCTGTAAAAAATGAAGATTATAATTCTATTATAATAGCAAGATTTTTTTATACTAATAATATATTTAGTGTCATAAGTATTATATCATCATACTACACTATTAATGGGAAATCGTATAACTTGATTAATTGTGTACAAAAATTAGATAGTCAAGTTGATAGAATTACAGAATTGTCTACATCTTTGCCGCTTAATAGTAGATTTATAGAATTTGAAATTGGAGATACTAATGGTGGTATAGCCGGAGAAGACGATAATGATAATGCTCCTAAAAGATTTAGAAGTAAAGATGTTATTTCTATATCTTCCCAACCTAGTGCATCTATTAAAAGAGTAGGATTTACTCCAAGTATAATCTTTAGGTTTCACAAGGAAGATGGAACATATATTGGTACTGAATATACAGATGAAGCAAAAAAGATGAGAATTATTCTTGCTAATGTAAATGGCAACAATAATGTTGATTTAAGGAACTTACAAGAATGTATTCTAACCTATAACTCATTAGACTATAAATGTACTAAATATAATCTAGCAGCAAGTGTAGATAATTTGCCAACAAATGTTGCTAACATAACGTGGGCAGAAATTGGTGATTCATTCGTAGAACCTGATAACAATAACGGTAATGGCTATGGTAAAATTATCAGAGAAAAACTAGGTATTATACAAGCTAACCATCATGCAGCAGGATTTAGTGGATATTCATGGGTTACATTTTATTTATATGCAATATTAGAAAATGATCCCAAGTTAAATGTAATAACAAAAGATGAGGATTTTATTTCAATTGGGTTAGGAACTAATGATTGGGGAGCAAACAAATTATATCCTATCGGTACTAAAGAAGATTATATAAATAATACGTTTGTTGCTGGTAATAACTCTACTTATACAAGCTATGGAGCTGCAAGAAAAGTAATTGACTGGCTTCTTGAGACTAGAGGTAAGAATACACCTAATGTAATTTTATTATCACCAATGCACAGGGGGCAATTTAGTTCTGGAACTTCGTACAGACCTTCTGATTTTATTATTGAAGATGGAAAACAAAAATATATTGAAAATACTACATGGCTTAATAAAAATTTAACCTCTGAAGGCCTTCAAACTGTTGAAAATGGATTTACATTGCTAGATGTATATAATATGGTTAAATGGATTGCTGAATATGAAGGTTTCACATTTGTTGATTTTTTTAATAATGGGTTTGTGAAAACAAGATTTTTGAACCAAGGATATGAGAGTGAAGCACCATCTACTTCCCCGGAAGTTTATACAGACCAATTATCTGACAATCTACACCCTTATACAGAAAAAGGTAAAAACTCTTATGCAAGTATGGTTTACCAATATGGATTTATTCCATTGTTAAAATTGTAAATAACTCGGTCGGTTTTGATTAAATATCCAATTTTATACCTCGCTAAGTTTTAAAGAATACATTATAAATCCCTTTTTCAGTAGAATAGAGCCTTGCCAGATATCTGACAAGGCTTTGTCTTTTTACTCATATATCAGGTTTCATACTTTTGGTTAACAAACAATCAAAAGCATGACAAATTTTTCAAATCTTTTTGAGTGGCTGAAGATTAGTAACCGCCCAAAGCACGTCAAAGCAGGCATTATCATTTTCATCGTTTGGATTACTGTTGTACTGGCTTTAACATCTATGTCCATTTTGCAAGCTGCATTCACAGGCACTATGTGCGTATTTGTTGCAATGTGTTCTGTAGAATATATCCAAAAAAACATTGATGCAGAATGGGATTGGTTGGATGTCTTATCTGGCATTCTTTTCCCATTGATTGTGACTTTAATCATTTATCTGTATGGAGTTTTTAAATGAGATAGTCAATACGCTGAGTAGTATTCTTTCTTCAATATTTCTTCCATTAATTGGAGCACTGATGTTTTATGATGCGCGAAGAAGAAAAGAAGAGGCAACAGCACATAAAGAAGAAGCTGCTGCTCGGAAAGCAGATACAGATAATATAACCAGTTATGCTGCTGAATGGAAAGAATTATATGAGAAAAAGGAAGCTAAGGTTCAGGAGCAGGATAATAAGATAGATCAGCTTTATGCAGAAAAGAATGAAGACCGGCAACGGATTCGGGAGCTGATGGAGAAGAATACAGCTCTGGAATTGGAAAATCAGAAGTTGACTGTAAAACGATGTGATGTGAGAGGATGTGGTAAAAGACAACCTCCTAATGATTATTAACTATAAATAAAATAAAGAATTTATGACAACACAACCACGAGGCTTGCGGAACAATAATCCAGGCAATATCCGGAATTCAGATGCTACCGACTGGCAGGGTGAAGTTCCTGCATCTAAGAAACGAGACAACACCTTCGAAGAATTCGAAGACATGGCACATGGTTATCGGGCATTAATCAAGCTGCTGCAGAACTACCGTCGTAAGTACGGATGTCAGACAATTGCTGACTTTATCAGCAGTTGGGCACCCAGAACCGAAAACAACACATCCGGATACATTTCGCGCGTATGTAAGGAAATGCAGGTACCGACAACCTACGTTCCGGATGTAGAGGATAAGGCAACTATGTGCGCTTTTGCTGCTGCTATCTCACAAGTTGAAAATGGTGTACCGGCTATTATGAAAGATGTTGAATCAGGCTGGGACTTATTATGAGAACATTCATTATTTCATTCTTTACAATTGTTTTTTGCTCGGTGTTTCTCGGTTGTAAGACTGGGAAACACCTTACTTCAGACAACCATACACAGATCATTGTGCATGACAAACTGATACCTGTATTCCGTCCTGCTGATTCCGCATCTATCAGAGCCTTGTTGGAGTGTGATTCAAATGGTAGGGTTGTGCTTTCTTGGTTGGATATGGCACAGTCGGAGAATGCACGCCTTCGGTTCAAATTGGATTCTATGGGTAATCTGATGGCGGACTTCAAGGTTCCTTCAGATACAGTATTCATACCTGGCAAAGACAGTACAATTATCCAAAAGACAGTGCAAACGGTAGAGGTGGAGAAAGAACTTACGTCATGGCAAAAATTCTGCGTGGTGTTCACCATTGTAGGGCTAATTCTCATTGTGCTGTTTGCATTTTTCAAAGTTCGTTCAATCTTAATTAAAGCATAATATGGCAATAGACCAGATAGCGACCGTAGAGGTCCGGGTAAATGGCGAAGAAGCCAAGCAGGAGCTCAAGAATTTGGAGGCAATAGCATCCGGATTAAAAAAGGAGCTGGCTGATGCTTACGAAGCTGGTGATACGTCTAAGATCAAACAAGTTACATCCGAACTTCGTAAGACTGAAGCACAGATCAAGACGTTGAAGAAAGATACTACGGCACTTACGGAGGTGATGAACAACCTTGATAAAGCAACGCCGAAAGAACTTCGTGCTACTCTGACGGCCATTAATCGGCAACTGAATAGTGGTTACATCAAGCGAGGATCAGCAGAGTGGAAATATTATCAGCAACAGGCTAAGCTGGTGACTGCCGAACTTCAGAAGATTAAAACTGAGGTGCAGGAAACCGAGAGCTGGATTTCTCGTTTCAATAACGGGCTGACGAAGTGGGGAGGTTTGTTGGCAACTGGTGCAGCCACTATCACGGGTGTATCTATGGCTTTGAATACCCTTCGTAATAACCGCGACTCCAAGGAATCCTCTCAGGCAGAGCTGAAAGCTTTGACAGGGTTGGACGATTCATCTATTCAGTGGCTCACCGAACAGGCGGAGAAGCTGTCTACTACCATGGACGAATCCGGTTTACGTATCCGCCAGTCATCCGACGAGATCCTTCAGGCATATATGTTGATCGGTTCCAAGAAACCGGAGCTTCTGAAAGACAAAGAAGCACTGAACGCCGTTACCATCGAAGCCATGCGTTTGGCGGCAGCTGCAAAAATTGATTTGAAGGATGCAGTAACGGCAACTACCGTATCTCTGAATATGTACGGTGAATCTGCTGATCAGGCGGCACGTTACGTGAACGTGTTGGCCGCTGGTTCTAAAGAGGGTGCCGCTGATGTATCTGCCCAGGCTGCCGCAATCAAGAATGCAGGTGTGGCTGCGTCCGGAGCAGGGGTGAGTATCGAACAGCTTGGAGGCACAATCCAGATGCTGGCGGAGAAAGGACTGGAGGCAGAACCAGCCGGTACGGCACTTCGTAAGTTCTTCCTAGTATTACAGACCGGGCCGGATGAGACGAATCCGAAAGTGGCTGGGTTGCAGACTGCGCTCGAGAACCTGAATAAAAAGTCACTGTCGGCTGCACAGATCCAGACTATGTTCGGTGAAGAAGCTTATTCTGCCGCTACCATCTTGATTGATAATGCGGATAAGGTACGTCAATATACCGAAGCTGTGACGGATACCAATGTCGCCATGGAGCAGGCAGCCATTAACTCTGATACCAACGAGGCTAAGATGGCGCAGTACCGCAATAGCATTAAAGAGGCAGGTATTGAGCTGATGGAACGGCTTAACCCATCGTTGTCACTCCTGACCGGATGGACTACGAAGATCATCGTGGCTCTTCCAAAACTGATAGATTGGTTTATAAAGTACAAAGGAATTATCATAACATCAACAGCTGCTATTACTGCATATACTGTCACGGTAAACGCATCCACAATAGCTACCAAGCTGTACGAAACCTGGACAAAATTGGCAACAGTAGCAACACGAGGTTTCAATACGGTACTAAAGGCAAATCCTTTTGGGTTAGCTGTAGCTGGTTTGACGGCTATTGCAACGGCTCTGATGACTTACGTGATTCCGAACACTCGGAAAGCCAAAGACGAGCAGAAGTCATACAATGAGGAATTGGAGAAAATGGCTAAAATTTCAGATTCGTTTGTTGATATAAATAAGCGTGCTGATAATTTAAGCAAATTAAATGATCGTCAGAAACAGAATCTTAAAACAGATGCTCAAGAGGAGTTGGCTATTATAGAGGATAAACTTACCAAAGAAGAAATCGCTTACAACGAACAGTTTGAAAAAGAAAGAAAACGTATTCAGGAGCGTGACGATATAAATGAAACTACAAGAAAGGTTCTGCTGAAGGGACTTGATGGTAAATTCAAGGCGCAAAGACAAGCGATTGAAGCTTTGGCTAAGCAAAGGACAGAACTTCAAAATATCATAGATAAAATTCCAGATATAGCAACTCCGGTTGTGGATCCAGATCCAATTGAAGACGGAAGCAATGGTTCTCCTGCAACAAAAGAAAATCCTCAGGTAGCTTCAGAAAATAAACGGTACTACGATGAACTGGCAGACCTGAAGAAGTCGTACTTCGCCAGCGACGAGATGACGCAGCAGGAATATAGTCGGTTCATGGAAGATCTGGAGATGCGTCATCTCGAGAATATGCTGGCCATTGCTGGACTGGAACCGGAGAAACGGCAGCAGATCGAGCAGAAAATCCTCGAAGCACGAATTAAGTACAAAGAAGAGTGTGAGAAATTGGATGAAGAAGATGCTAAAAAAACATCCGAAGAAGCGTTCTCCAGCCTGGAGAAACAATACCAGTTGGAGATAGAGAAAGCTACGCAAAAACATTATGACGGTTTGTCATCCGAGCAGGAATATCGTCAGCAACTGATAGACATTCAAAATGAATATTATGATCAGGTGCTTTCTTCTTCTGAAATTTCCGAAGAAAAGAAAGCTGAGATTATTGACAAAAAACAAAAAGAGAGTCTTGAAAAATCCCGTAAAAATTATGAAGAGAATCAGCGTAAGATAAGAGAGCAGCTTTCTTTTGCGCAAAATATCGGACAACAATTTGGAGAAGCATTTGCGGAAATGCTGACTGATTCAGAAACATCTTTGGGCGACTTTATGAAGGAAACTCTAAACATCATACTGGATAGTCTTCAGAAGATGATGATAGCTTATATTGCTGAAACACAAATGAAGAATATAGCGACCTTAGGTTTCATTGGACTAGCTAAAGCTGCAGCTGAGATAGCATTAATTACCGCGGCTTTCCAAACGGCAAAGGCTGTAATAAATGGTTTTGAAACGGGTGGTTACACCGGTACTGGAAGACATGACGAGCCCAAAGGTATAGTCCATGCCGGTGAGTTTGTCGCTAATCGTTATGCCGTGCAGAATCCGGCTGTTCGTCCGGTTCTGGATTTAATAGATCAGGCGCAGAAGAACAATACCATCGGTAGCCTGACTGCAAAAGATGTTTCTGCGGTGTTGTCGGGTGTTGCTTCGACGACAAACAATACCTATTATCAGCAAAGTGTACCTGCTGATAACGGAATGTCTGTTATCATGCTCGAGGCTGCTAAGGTGATAGATGCACTAAACAGGAGATTGAACGAGCCAATATATACATACACACGTGCTACTGGCAAAATGGGAGTAAACGAAGCTCAGGATCTGGTAGCACGAATGAAAAATAATGCATCGAGGAGGGTAAAATTATGACGAGATTGTTTATCGACGGTCAGGAAGTTGTGCTATCTGAAAACTTTGAACTTGAACTGATAACAGAGAATCCATACTTCACCCGCAATGGGGAATATACTTATGATATTGATATAGATTTAAGGGATGCTCACAATAGAAGTATTTATCAGAATATAAACAGATCTGATGTAACAAAAGGGATAAAGAATCGCAAGGCGACATTAATGTCAGGGGCTCTTGAAATCATATCGGGCATGGAGGTTGTTCTTTCAATTGAAAATTATACGGCTAAAATTCAGATCGTAGCAGGAAACTCGCAGCTGAATTATGAAGGCGGTGATACAAACATACGAAGTATGCTCCTTGATGGAATATCCATGTCATCACAGGAAGCGGTCAATACGTTGTTTGGCAATTTTCCGGAGTATAAGGTGGTATATCCTCCGATTGTTAATTACACTGAATCAAATGGAGATATGTCGATATTAAACAACGTGAAGGTGGGCGAAGATATATCCTTCACAGATGTAGAAAACATATCTCCTCAGTATTATCTGTTGTATGTAGTTGAAAATTTGATTACGAAGTTGGGCTTCACAAAAGGAGTGAACGAACTCGAGGATGATCCTGTATGGAGCAGGTTGTTTATCGTTAATCCATATAAGGATTCCATACTGCAAGAGCTGCTGCCTGACTGGACGATAAATGAGTTTATCGAACAGATTGAACTCTTCCTGGACTGTATTATATCTATTGATAAGGTTAATGGTAGGTTTAATATTATCAGTTTGAATAAGTATTTTGAAAATCAGGATATTGTTTATTTAGATAATGTTATTGACGACAGTGTCGAAAAAACATTTGACGTAGATACTAATTATGCTTTTGCTTATAAATATGTATCCTATGATTTACCCAGTGACAAATATTATAATTATCTGAAGCTTAAAGATGGAGTTAGAGAAAATTGTTCTATTGTTTCTAGTCCTGAATGGGATGACTTCCAAACTCAATATGAACAATATTACTCAGGACCATATATTCTACATTCAGATGACTATGGACTCGATTATGTTGTTACAGATTATTCTGTTTCTGGAGAAACCAAAAAAGGTTTGATAATAGTTGATCGGTTTAAGGATGCAGGTGATTTGGATTCACGGGATAAGAGTTCATTTCAGATAGTTCCTGCTGAAATAGAAAAAATCTCAATATATAGTGTAACTGGTGGACGTTATCTGATTGGGCCGGCTGTAAAGAAATTGAAAACGGATCCTGGCAGCAATGCTATTAATGATTTGATAAATAGCTCTGAAGTTAAAAGTGATATTCCGGATAAATTGTACGTAGGTATTTATTATGGTATACAGAAAGCGTTGAACAGAGGACCCAATGAGTTTCCTGGTGAGTATTGGGATAAAATGCCAATGGGTTCGAATGACAGATATTTTATTCAAGAACCGACTACACTTGGTGGTAATCAGGCTATTCTTACCTTACCCGATTATACGATTACCTTGGATGGTGACAATGGTCTGTTTAATCGAATCTATAAGAATAAACGCGAGATAGACACATCTGTCGAATATACTTTTCAGTTTTTGACGAATACTGTATATAAGCTTGACCGGATCTTTGTTATACGAAATAAACGGTATTACTGTAAAGAGATTCGCTACAAAATTACTCCTAAAGGTATGGATAAAATAGCAGAGGGAGTTTTCTATTTGGCTGAATAGAGTTTATATGTCTGTTTATTTGTTGACATTAAGTTTGTTTCTTTTACTAGGGGAAGAGTTATATCCCAAAGTTTATTTGCTATTGTTAATTATGTCAGCGTAAAATGTTGATATAGTAGCTGTTCTTGGTAGCTTTATAATTGTGGAAGTTACTTTTTAGATGTAGAATAGTTTATTATTTTATGAATTATAATTGTTTTAGTTCTTATGTTAAATTATATGATGCAGGTAGGAGAGATATTGTTATTTATATCTAAGATATTAGACTTACTATTGTACACTATAAAAATTATAATTACTTTTGCAATAAGAAGTGCTAAAATAGTGATAAAAAAAGGAGGTATCATGTGTGTAATTAAAGACGTTACTCGATTCATCGCGAATGGGGCAAAAGTTTTGCGTGATTCTTCCCGCGGTGAATACAAACAAGAATCTGAAATTATTTCCCAATTGAAGAAAGAACTTTTTATTGAATCTGATAAGATGGATGATAAATCCAAATTAAGACAAGATAGAAAGAATATAGAGAAAGACGTAAGAGATGCTTGGGAGAAATTAAAACTAAGTAATGGCTAAACAACAAATTCAACAAAAAGAAACTGTCGTTGCAGGACAAGGTGGTGTAGGTCAGCAGCTGGAAAGAACTTATACCGTAGATGATAACAGTTTGCCTTCTCCTCAAGAATTAGCAGCCTATAAGGAAATAGATCCTCAAATTGTTACGTTCTTGATGGAAGCTTCCGTTAAGGAACAAGACCATCGGCATAAAATGGATAAAGTAAAGTTTGATTTAGTCCGAAAATCCGAATCAAGAACAGGAAGAATGAATTGGTGGGGTATGGCATTTGCTTTTTTATCTATTGTAGTAATTGTAGCTCTTGCTGCTTATGCTTTATATTTAGATAGACCTTGGTTTGCTGGACTATTAGGAGCAGGTACATTAGTTACAGTTGCTTCAATATTTATTAACAGAGAAAAGCCTGACACAAAGAAAAAATAATCACAAACTTATCCTTTCCCAGTACTGCTAAAGAAGTACTGGAGTACTCCTTAGAAAGTACCGAGAACATAATTCAAAGGCTCTATAAAAAGCGGAAACTCAAAAAGTTTCCGCTTTTTCTTTTGTCATTTCAAAATAAATACTCATATTTGCAATGCTAATTCATTTTATTTCAGGAAATGCAGGACGATTGGCTTGCATTTATTGCAGGCATTTTTTATGTCCGCATACTTGGTAGTACCATTAAAATACTGGTATCCGTGTACCCCCGTCGCAGTGCGTTAATGCGCCTGCTAGCATTTCCTGATAGATGTGAATTAGCAGCGGGACAGGCACGGATACTTTTTTATTATTATGTTACATACATATCAGGTTTCCAATACAGCTATGCTAAACTGTTGCGGAACGTCAATCCACGAAACGGATATTTGCTCATTCAACAGCAATGCTTTAAGAGTTTATAATCCAGTAACCGGTGTCCGCCATCGCAAAGCAAGTACTACTTCTGAAATAAGGCGGAAGATCTGCAGCTATATTCTTAATACATTTCCTAATGTGCGCCGTATAAAGATTGTTGATACTGGTAAAAACTTTTCAGCTCGCGTATGGTTCAAGTCTGGTAGGACATTTTGTGAGAAAGCATATTCAATCAAGAATCTGTATGGAATACTAAATGATAAGATTGAATTTATCTCTGAACAATAAAGAGTGTTGCCCGTATGGAAATATCCGTATGGGCTTTTCTTAAAATTCTCCTTCGAAATGCTTGGTTTCTTCATGTACCGTCATATTGCTACCCTTCAGATACTTATTGGTTGTGGAGATATCTGCATGGCGGGCCTGGTCACGGGCGATGACAATACCTTCAGCATTGGCCAGGTCACGTATTCCTGAATCCTTCAGGGAGTAGAATTGATAACTGTCTGGGAATCTCAGCTTTTCACGTACTTTATTGAAGTAGTTTCTGTACACTTTTGTAGTAACCTTTTCTTTCGATGGTTTGAATCCTTTTCCAAATAGATAATAATCACTGGGATTTTTGAAGACATCAAGATCAAGCATTGCTTTAATGAGCTTGTCATTAAGACCGACCATGCCGTCTTTGCGGTTCTTGCTGATGCTTGATGCGATGAATACCTTTTGTTCCTTCAGGTAGATGTCGGATAGCTTGATATTGGTTATTTCGTCCGGACGGATAAAGGTATAATAAGCGAACTGGCATAAGAACAGGAAATATGGATTCTCTTTCTTAAGATATTTCTTCAGTTTTTGTATGTCTGTAATCGATAGGGCAGACCGTTTTTTCTCCTCTTCCTGTAGCATGCGGATATTTTCTACCGGATTCTTGATAAGGTACTGCTTTTCCATCATCCAGTTACAGAGTGAAGACAGCCAGGTACGATAATTGTTTCGGGTTCTGGCTGAAGAATCACGGTCGAGCAGTATATAATCTAAGAAGTCAGAAATGAAAGGTTGGTCTATTTGATAAGCGTATACGATAGCCGGTATGTGTCTGGATGTGTATTCTTCAAATACTCGTAGCCGTTTCTCATAATCCTTTAGCGTATTCTCCTTAATGGTACCGGCGGCATACAGTTTTTCCAGATATATATGATACCTTTGGATAATATCTATATACGGAGTGTATTGTCTTGAGTTCTCGACATTCGCCCACGGATTCCAGCCGGAACGGAGCTTTATATTAAGGTTTGTGATGATTTCGTTAGCCTGGCGGCGACGGTCGGTTATCTTTGGTATTCCATCAAGCATATACTTTTTGCGCTTCATTTTCTGTTCAAGCGGATCGTATGCTGAGAAGTCAATATACCAGTTTTTGCCTGTGTGCAGCTTGGGTGGAGTGTACGAAATTATACTGGCTAAGGAAGCACTTTTCTTATGGTTTGAAAACAT